CACCCCCCGTCATCGGCCCGCACGGGGGGTGGGCCTTTTTGCGGACCCTATCCCCCCTCTTTCGAAGTTCAGAATGGACGAAATGGACGAAAGATCACGAAACTTTGCGTTCGACAACTTGATAGTTTCCAGTCAAGTTGTACTTCATGATCTCTTGAATCGCTTCATTCGTCGCTTCGAGTTGATCAGCTTCGCTGAGCTCTGTGCTAGTGGCCACGACCCGTGCTAGGTAGGCACAGGTGTGGTAGCCTTGACTCACATCAAACGCAAACCATTCGTCGAACTCATCGAAAGGATCGTAAGGATTGTCCTCAGTAGTCAGTGCTAGGCGTAGCATGGCCTATACACCTCCATCAGAGGGCTGTGGGCGGTGTTCTGAGCGCTTTCTCCTAGCCATGCAAGTACTCCTTGACTCTAGCCACTGAGATGCCCAGTGAGTCAGCGATCTCTGCTGTAGTAGCGCCGTTAGAGCGCAACGAATCGATTCGAGAGCGCTGATGAGGTGCAAGAGCAAGCTTCTGCTTAGGCAGAGCAAGGCTCTTGATGGTGTCCAGATCGGAGTTGGCCATGATCTGCTCCATCATCGAGTTCGAAATAGCACCCTTCTGGATGGCCTCCCACTCACGAGGCGTGGGGACGATCCGTGTTCCAGCTCGATTATAACCAAGCCGCTCACGGGCCGTCTTGATGGCCATGGCCTCCAGTTTGGCGCGTTCTTTCTTGCTCAGATTTGGATTTGAATCAAGTTTCTTCTGCACAACTCCTTGTGCCACAAGCTGTGCCTGCCGCTCGAGGGGCTTCTCCTTGAGGGCCCTGTTCAATTTGGCCCGGAGGGATGAAACTTCAGGGGCGTATGCTTTTGCAGCACGGGGGTTTCTCTTGATGGCGGGGGTAGCCAATGCACGCTTCCTGCAATCGTTAGCCATGGCCTTCAACTCATTGGCGTGCTGTGCGTAAATACCCTCCATCAGGGTACCAGAAGATAACCGCCTGGCATCAGATGTCTCGGCCATCCTGGTGGACTTGGTCTGCTTCTTGACCAGCTTGCCCTGCTTGTTGATATAGGACTCGCCGGTCTCCTCGTAGACCTTCTTCCCAGTCTTGGGATCGTATGGACCACCCTTCGCCGCACTGCGTAGCTTGCGATGGGGGACATACTTGACACCCTTGGATCTGGAAATGAGAGTAGCCGCACCTTTATCGGCGCCACCCTGGTACTTCCGCTTGAGAGCAGCGATGCCGTTATCAATCTCGGACTGCTTGTAGTTGAGATTATGCTTCTCGGCATCGATGACTACCATGGAGTGGCGGACGGCCCGGGCCAACTCATCGGCACTGGCGCCCTTCAGTGTCATGTCCGTAATAAGATTGGACACCTTACCCATCTGGGTCTGAGTATCCGACATCCGCTTCATTCCCTTGTACCCGGGATATGTCCTCTTGGGCTCGAAGCCCTTGAGTCCCTTGATCGGGGCGGTTGATCGGATCTTGGTCTTCCCCTTGTTGGGGATTACCAGGACGGAGTCGCCGTCAAAATCAGCACCGCTAAGGCGCTCAGCGACATGAGGATGGATCCCAATAGCATCCCGAGCATTGCCAAGAATATGTCTCGACTTCTTGCCTCGGTTGTTAACAGTGAGCGTAGGGATCTCGAATGTCCCGCCATGAGGATAACGCACGAGACTAACAACGCTACCGTCAGGGTAGTTAGGAGCATACACCTCGCCCTTCTTGAGATGGGGCATCGGCAATATGACCTGAGAAGCCTGGCCGGGCAGAGCCTTCGCCTTCAGATGAACCGCAGCCGAGTCACAGTCATCGGCCAATGACATGAGCATGCGCTTGCGAATAACGGGATTCGTGAGCGACATGATCTCCTGCAACTCCTTGCGCTTACCATCCCTGGTGAGCTGGAGTTGCTGCTTGGCCAATTTGGGTGACTGCTTGGATAAGAACTGTGAGGCCAGGGACTGGGACCAGGAATCCCACTTGCCCTCCTCATTCACAATATTGAGAGCGCTCAGTTCCTTCTTGCCGGTCTTGGGGTTCTTGAACATCCTCTGCTTGACAACAGCACCGAACGGATTATCCGGGTCGTCCTTCATGGGCTTGAGGACCGTGTGGTCCTTGCCGCCCATCATGGGTGTGCCCTTCTTCTTGTTGGTGTTGAAGACGATGTCCTTACCCTTCGGAATATCATCCGAGTACATGGCCATGCCTTTGAGGTAGTGCGTTCCGTCGACGGAAATGCGCACCTGGGCATAGTTGGAGCCACCGAGGCTGAGCTCTTTGACTCCACGGCGCATCAGAATAACGCCGTCCATGTCGGTTCCGCCGTCCTCGGCGTACTTGACGCTGACCCTCTTCGAGGATATGGCCCGAGGAGTCTTGAGACCGGTAGACAACATGCCCTTCTCATCGACAACGACACCTGGAGTGCGGATCTTGTCCCTCTGGACATGAATATCCGCGGCTTTGGTCCCAGGCGGGGCCAGAACCTTGAGGATGGTGTAGTTATCGCTGTTGGCCTGCTTGACCTTGACGTCGTGAGTGGTATATCCCTGGGCCTTGAGGGCCTCGACGGCGGTCTTCAAAGATGTCGACGAGCACTGAAGGTTCTGCTCAACGCCCAGACCGTACTCGATGAACTTCTTCTGCTTCACCTCATCGGCCAATATGTCCTTGACCCGGGTGATCTCGTCCTTGCGAAATGACGCGTTGGGCTTGAGAAGCTCGCGGACGCTGGATTCGTTGAGTCCCATGCGTCGACCGATCTCAGTGTTGGGGAGACCGGCGTCCTTCATCCTGGATGCCCTCGAAATATCGCCAGCCTTCTTCTCGGCACGGGCGATGCTATTCAGAGCACGGTACTCGGTGGTGCTCATGCCCCAGGCCTTGGCGATATCGACCTCGGACATGCCCTGGGCTTTGAGCTTGTCCCTCTCGGCGAGGAAGCCCTGAGCCGACTGATATGGATCCTTACCTGAGCCCCAAGGGTAAGTAACGACCCGAATGGCGCTTGGTGCCGTAGTGCATCAGCTCATCACGAGTCATGGGCCTCACCTCCTCGGAATCCGAATATGACCATCTCAGGCGTCCTCAGACTTGATCTCCTCGATGAGCTTGTCGAACCATGTGATCTTGTCCATGATATGGGCGATGTCATCGGGCTGCGGCTTGTCGACCAGGATATCATCATTCTGGTAGATGCGGGTCTCGAAGTCGATCTCGCCGGGCAGTTTCTCGTACTCCAGGCAGAACAGGGCTGCGTAGATATGGAGCTGGACCATGTTGACGCGTGTCACACCGGTCTTGAGGTCATGAATACGAAGAAGGCGCTTCTTCTCGTCGAAGCCGATGGCATCGGCGGTCCCGAATGCGTTCTCGCTGTGATATAGCACGACCTCGGGGTCAAGACCGTAGCCAATGGCGTCGTTCACGTAGGCGTTGAAGGTGGCCCTGTTCCTCGGCATCCGCAGCTTCAGGCGAATATGCTCTGCGGCCAGGGCGTGGAGCCTGGTCCCCATCGCAGCCGCCTGGGCCGTCCGAAATGCCTCGCCCAGCTTGGCGTCGTCGTAGTTCACCCAGCTGTGCTTGCTGGCGCTCAGAAATGCGTGGAGGCCCTCCAGCCTCGAGTGCGTGTTCCAGAGCATCAAGCGTTCCTTTCTCGTTCTCCGGGTATATGAATGAAGCAAAGGACCACTGGCCGAGCTTGTCGACGAAATGGTCCTGATTGGGTCGGTGCGGAGCATCCTTGCTCCTCTTGACCTCGAGCGCGGCCCACTTGGATCCGAATATGATGATCAGGTCTGGTATGCCCTGATTGTGGTTCGGGTCGTTCTTGAGGATGAGGCAGCCGGGCAGGCGATCCTCGATCCTGGATATGAGGCCACGCTGGTAGTCTCGTTCGAGCATGGGGTCTATCCTCGAGTCAAGAATTATACCCACGGCTGATCATGGCGCAAGGTCGGTGCTCGTCAACTATGTAGTGATTGAGTGAACTTGCTGGGTAGCGTAGTTATGATCAGCCGTGGGGCTATGGCGAAAAAGAGGGTCCAAAATATGGAGGTCTCATCTCCTTCATTATGATCAATGTTCGCGACGCGGTCTATTGTACATGCACTGATCCCCGGACCATGTAGGCTTGAGGTATGGGGTCCAGATATCAGCAGCCTCGACAGGACCCCTACCCCTGCCGCAAGTAGACTAGATCCACAAGTACAAGACCTGCTTGCCAAAAATCCACTTTTTCTCTTATACTCGCTATATATATAGAAAATTTACTCACTTCCCAGCAACTGAAACAAAACTGGAAAACTGGCACAGTGAAGGATAAAACGTTGCAATTCCAACGAAAAGTGCGTGCCAGTTTCTGTGCCACCCCCGTTTCAAAACTGGCACATCGCCCCAAAACTGGCACAATCGGGGCTCACAAGTACAATAGATTTCAGCCGTGTTCCAAAACTGGAACAAAAACTGGCAACAAAACTGGCACATCACGCGTGTCCCCCTTTCACCACCAGTCACACAAATAACAGAATCGTTGTACCACCCGTCATACCAAGTGGTACAACGGGTGGTACAACAATCAGCTCAAAGAGTCGTAGAAACCCCTCTCATTGAAGATCTCCTTGACCCGAATCGCCCTCGAAATGGCCTGATCGATGGGTGACTGGCTCTTCAGGTAGTAGTAGTTCAGGACTGAATAAGGAGTGTTCAGCCTGTCGATTCGCCCCTCGCACTGCTCCATGACCTTCCACGAGTAGTTCTGGGAGAAGAATATCATCGTGTCACAAGTCGTGCAGTTCCAAGCCTCGGCCCCCGCGGTGTACTGCACTAGATACACCCAACGAGGACCCTCCGGCAAGGGATCGTGCTTGTGGCCGTTGTACTCGGCGACGGGAATCCTGAGAATATCCCCCAACGACCGCAGCATGAAGAGCTCGTAGTCGAAATTGTAGAAGACAATGACGCGAGGATGGACCTCACACAGCCCTCTCACCGCCTCAAGTCTCACAGGATCCTCATTCGTCACTCTTCTCAAGACATGACAGAGACCTCCAGCGTTCTTGATCGGCTCTTCCTTGTATGGATCGAACCTGTACTTCAATATGGTCTTGTACGGGGCCTCCTCGTAAGGAACCGGAACGTCCGTCCGCTTCTTGATCGTCTTCTTGACGAATGGCATGTCCACGAGCACCTTGTTCCGAAGCTTCAGCAGCTTCCCCTGCCCAAGATATCGCTCGAGACGCGGATAGCCGGCCCTGTAGTTGAACTGACAGTGCTCCCTCTCGAACTCAGTGCGATTCTTGAAGAAACCATTGGCTATGAATACCGGGCAGTAGTCCAGCCAATTATCCCCGGGAGTGCCCGACAGCATGATCCACTCGTTGTTCCTGGCCATCTTGACGAATGCCTTCGCCCATTTACCGTTTCCGATGGCTCTCTGTTCATCGAATATGATGAAGGAGTCACGGATGTTGCTGTAGTTGCTGATGTTATTCCAGGAATCGACCGTTGTGTAGTGAGTGAGCCCGTACATGGCCACATCCCCCTGCCAGTCGAGGTCGTCCCTCTTCCGAGCGGTGGTGATTATGACCAGACGGGGCCCCTCGGCAAGCCGCCTCGGAAGATCAGCCGGATGCCGCACCCCCAGCACTCTCTCGACGTAGTACTGGAGGGCGACAACCGACTTCCCCGAGCCCGGCTTACCGGTCAATATGCACCCATTCCTCAGGTTCTTCACCGCCTCGACCTGATGGGGCCACAGATCAACCGGTCCCAAGGGTCAGTCCTCTTCAGTGAGTATCCGGACGTATGGATCGTCCACATTCACGGCGATACACGGAAGGTCTTCGAATAGGACCTCTTCCTCGATAACATCCCGAACGGCCGCCATGAGTCCGCCGTCGTTCACGTAGGACCAGATATTGAAGATACCCTCCTTCTCGTAGATGATCTTGTCCCCTCGGCTGATGGTCAGAATGATGTGGCCCGGTGGAATCATGATGCCTTCCTAACTGCGATGATTGCTGTAACTTTCAGAATAGCACCCATGTTAGTTCCTTTCGATATCATACAGTGACGGCTTCATCCAAATGGTTGTCAGGTGATTGACGTCGTCTCGCTGATCCCACTCTCGACTCGAGAAGCTCATGACACCCCCATCAACTAACCGGAAATGCCAGATAGTCCAGCCGGCCTCGTCGTACTCTGCCCAGCGTTCGCTGAACTCGGCCCTTCGAATGTCATTCCCGTACTCCCAGATCAGGATATACGGATCATGCCCGTCGTTGTGCGGACTCTTGTACTCACTCACCACAGAACTCCTTGGTAGATATGCTCCCACTTGCGTCTCTTGGCGTCCCACGCCCTCTTCATCGAGTCGCTGTGGGACTCCAGGAAGAGATTTGAGAGCCTGTTGTCCGTCCGGTCTCCATTCATATGTGCAACCCTTTGCAAGGGCGCCAGAGGGCCGTTGAAGGCCTCCCAGACCAGTTTCTGGACGTACTTCGTCCGTCTAATCCCACGGTCCCAGATCGTGATCTGAACGTACCCGTTCGGTCGACGATATGAGGCCAGGATCTGACCGGTGGATATGCGCCGAACCCTCCCGAGGTCGCTCACCTCGATGTCGTCGACGACCGAGTCCCGGAATGTCTCACAGGACGACTCGGCAGTGCTGCGGAATACCACTCTCGACCGCTCCCTTCACTCCGTCCTTCATGTTGATATAGTAGTCGATCGGCATGAAGCCGTTCTCGTCGGGGTCCCACCTGCTCCTACGAGGCTTGACCGGCTTCTCCTCGTTCTTCCTCAGCTCGAGATTGTCCAGCGAGCAGTTCTCCTTGTCCTCGTCCCTGTAGCCGATATAGTGGCCGCCCGGGATCTCGCCGTTGAACGCCTCCCAGACGACCGTGTTGAGCAGCATGGTTCGAGTCTGACCCTCCGCCCGGAACGAGACGACCATCTGACCGCGATCCTTTCGGAATCGGGTGGCGATCCTGTGGTTGGTGGTGAAATTGATGACCTCCGCGTTTCTGTTGACGCCGAAAACGGGCCATCTTTTGATCGGGACGAACTCCTCTCTCAAGTCCACCAGCTCAAGATTGTCCAGGGAGCAGTTCCAGTCGTCCCCGTCGATATGGCGCAACTCGTGCTGATACGGGATCTCCATGTGATTGAAGTGTTCCCAGATGAGCTCGTCCAGAAGACGCATCTGGATTCTGCGGTCGACGAAGAAATGGATGCAGGGCTTCCCGAAGCGGGACTCGTCGATGGAGACGTCCTTCTTCTTCCGCTTGGACCAGATGCGCCCCTCATGGAAGTACCTGTAGGACTTGGTGGACGGTACCGGCTTGCTCACTTCAGGTCCTCCAGAATATCGACGAGCTCTCCGAAGCTGCTCGCCACTCCGATGATGTCGTGGTCCTTGCGAATGATCCAGCTCGATACGAGCCTCTCGACGGTGAATGCTTTCATGCCCGGTCGACCCTCACAACGATCTCGTCGTCCGTCCACTCCTCGCAGACGAACATGAACAGTGGCAGATATGTCAGGTTGTCGTCCAGCTCCGTGACGACCATCGCCGCGTTGGGATCCTGGTCGGCGATATCGCCCTCGTAGCCGAATGCCTTGATCTTCCTCTTGACCTCACGGCCGTCCTCGAGGATGAGTGTAAATGTCATCGTTCGCTCCTTCTCACAAGTACAATACCGAAAAACAGGACCTCAGTCCTTCTGACGAACCGTGATGGTCCGATTCTCCTCGTCGACGTCGAAGTCGCACATGCGGGCCGGCAGATATGACTGGGATCCGTACCCATTATCCACGAGGAGATCCCCGTTGTCCTGCCAGTCGACTGAGCCCTTGAGTTCCCAGTGACCGTTGCTTGGCCAGGCGTGGACCAGGACGTTCCACTCCTTCGGCTGGATTCTCTGGGCGACCAGGGTCTCGTTCTCGATGACGTCGAATATGCAGTCGGTGGACTTCATGACGACCTCGCAGACGCCCAGGTCATTGGGCTCGACCCGGACCAACCAGGTCTCCTCGTCGCCCTTCTCGGTGTGGACCGTCTCGTTGATGTCGAATATGTAGGTGCGCTCCCCGGACAGCCGGAGGTAGAGCCTCTTGAGCATTGTTCGTTCCCTTCACAAGATATGGAGGGCCCCAGGTCTCCCCAGGGCCCTCCGTGGATATGGTTGTCAGAGGATGTCGTCGTACTGGGCGAAGAAATCGTCCCTGTGAAGAACCTCTATGGTGGTGGCGCTCTTCCTGACGACCCAGTCACCCAGGCCGAACAGTGGATAAGCGTTCCCGCAGTCCTTGCTGATCCACTGCTTGACCGCCTCCTTGTTCTTCTCAGTGATGAGAACCGCCTCGAATACGCCCGGACGCGGTCTGACCAGCCGGACCTTGAACTCCGATTCGTCCATCAGAACGGAACCTCCTCATTACCCTCTTCCTCGGCGTACATGGCCTCGAGCTCGTCCTCCACGATGGTGAAGAAGCCCTTATCCAGATATGCCGAGCAGAACTCAACGCCGGCACGAGTACGACCGTGGTAGGGGCGGATGGCGATATCGGCCCGCTCGAGGTCCGCGAAATCGAGAGCCCCGACCGTCTGCTCGTTCAGCAGGGTACGAGTCTTGCCCAGGATGGACACGAGCTTGGGAGGACGGCCTCCGAAGTTGACCTTGACCTTGATGAAGGGCAGGGGCTCCTCCGTCTCATCGCGGGGCTTCAGGGTCTTGATATTGAATCCCTCGCGCTGGAAGTCCTCGACGGCGTCGTCCGGGATGATGACGCAGAAGGTGCGGGCAGAATTGCCGAAGCGGTCCTGGACTCCCGCGAAATTGCGGAAGAGGAGCTTGGCGTTCTTGATGGTGTAGGTGTTCGATGGCACGGTTCGTTCCTTTCTATTGGACTGTAGACTTGAGTGAGTACCTGATCGACGATATGGGGCGGCGAGTAGAGTCCGTACCTCCTATCGCATGTGCTGCCAGTCATGCTTCGAGTAGTGGTGCTTGGCCTTGTCCTTCAGAACTCCGACCTTCTCGAGGAGGAACTCGAGTCGACGTTGGTGATCCCGACGATGAGACCCGCCCCCACGAGGCAGTGCACGAGATCACGCTCGTCGAGCTCGTTACGGCAGATATCGATGAGACCTCGAACCTCCTCGTGCCTCCCGGGGCCGTGGCTGTTGTCGGCGCACTTCTTGAGCTTCTTGATCAGGTCCTCGATCTCCTCGTTTGTGAGGTTGACTATCTCGGTCCTCAGGTAGCTGCGGTAGCCGCAGAGGATATCGGCGGCGGTCTGGGCGCTGTCGTAGACTGACTCGGTCATTGTTCGTTCCTTTTGAGAAACCTAGAACCCGGGTTGGGTTCTAGGGGCGAGGTGTTCAGTTGGTGGTGAATGTGTCACTGATGTTCTTGGCCATGGCGAGCATGTCCTCGTTCGTGGCGTTGGGACGGTGCTGGACGCAGAAGTCGCGTGTCGCGTAGTAGGCGAACGTAGCAACGGCGAGGCCAACACCCATCTCGGCGAGGTGAGTGAGGACGTACTGCTGGGCGACGGAGGGGCAGGACATGGTCAGTTCCTTTCTGATTGGGGTCTCATTATATGCCCTGCCCGTCTCGCGATTCATACCGTCAGGAAGGCGTCGACGTCCGTCCACTTCCCGATCTGGTCCAGGGCAGCATCAACGAGCTGCCTGCCGTATCGATCGTCGTACACGTCGCGCCAGTCTCCTTGGACGTCCTCGTAGTCCAGCCAGAGATAACCCTTGCAGCCGCTGACATCGCCGTAGGAAATGAGCTCATTGCCCTCCTTGTCTGTTCTGTGATTCTCTCGTACCAGTCGACCTGCTCCGGGAGTACCTGGGTCAACAGGAAGGAAGCTCCCGACACGGCCGACGAACTTCCGGTCATCCTCCCCGAACTCGAGGAACATGCGAGTAGTAACCGATCGTGTCTGGGCGACATCCTCGAGATCAAGAGGATCTCCGGAGAATATGGTCTTGAACACGAGTGGTTCCTGGAACTGCTTCCCCGTTGCGTGCCATCCGTCCTTGTCATGGGCGATGTACACAGCATCATTGGCGAGCAGCATCCGATCGTAAGTGGCCTCGTGCTCGAATACGTAGCCGTAGCGACGGCCGAACTCGAAGACCTCCGATATGATGCGATCGTCGGCGTTCGGGATCTTGATCGAGTCCGTCTTGATGTGGGCAACTGTGTATCCTTTCTCCTGCACGAAATGCTTCAGGTCCACCATGAACAACGCGCCGCGCTTGGCAACGATGTTGTCCACGTTCCTGGGGTCCCTGAGCGGGTTGTCGAATTTGGCGGCGGTGAGTCCATACGTCGAATTCAGTGCGATCTTCAGCGCATAGGCCAGCGCGTCGAGATTCGACTCATCATCAAGATACGGAGCCAGCGCGCCGTTCAGGATCTTGCGAGCCTCATCGAGCTCCTTGTGCTTGATGAGGATACGAGCCCTCTTGAGCTCGCTGTACCGCTTGGTGTACGGCCCGAACAGCTGGAGGTTCTCGATCGACGTGGGATGCATCGACGCGATATCCAGCAGGGCGACGTTCTCGTGGTAACCGGGCTCGGCGTAGACGTAGCCGCCCTCTCCGACCTCCTCACCACGATATGTCGACTTGCCGTACTCGTACTTGTAGCCGGGGAACATCTCGGACAGGTCCGTGTACCTCAGGTACTGCTGCGTGTTCCTCTGGCCCTGGAATATGATCCTGGTGGTCAGGTTGTTGGTGCTCGAGTTGACCGGGAGACCCGCGATCGATGCGAGGATCTGACGGGCCTCCCAGTCGGCCTCCAGGTGCTCCCATACCTTCTCGGTCGCGATCACGTCGTTGTCACAATATGCCGCGACCTCCTCCCAACGGTCCTCAGGAACCGGCTCGTCCCACGGAAGACCGAGCTCCTTGTGGTGGATTCCCAGCTCGATCTCCCACCTCTTCAGGGACTGCTTCTTGGCGGCGAAGTCGTAGATATCGGTGTACGACAGGTTGTAAGCCTCTTTGAAGCCTTCCCTGATGAGATTGGTGATGATCTTGCGGGACAGGTGGTAGAGCTGCTCGTTCGAGTACCCCAGGATACGACCGTAGAGGATATGGTTGTCGTACCGACGGTTGTTGAATCCGACGAGCCTCTTCTCCGCAAGATCGGAGATCTCGTTCGGCGTCGGGTTGATCATCCTCTGGATCTCATCCGAGCCCCGGACCTTCCAGTTCACGAGGAACAGGTTGGGAAATACCTCGACGTCGAATATGATGGGGGTATCGTCCGTAGGCTCTTCAAAGTCCTCCTCGTGATCCTGCTCGGAGGAGAAATGCATCTCTTGAACGAGCTTGATGCAGTAGTCGGCCTGGTGAGTCGACCTCATGGCGAACGTGAGAACCTTCTGACGAATATCACTCACGTCGTACGGCATGCCCGACTCATAGGCGTCGTCTAGGATCTTCTTGATGAAGTCGATGCTGGGCTTGGTCCCGGGATGGATCTCCTTCCTGAGGTTCCTGGATATGAGCTTGCGAATCGACTTCTCGCTCTGCATGACCTCCTGCTTGATCACTGGTTGTTCCTTGACGGGCAGATATCCGACCTCAACCTCGGTAAGGCCCTGGTGGTCGGTGCACTCGGTGAGACGTCGGCGCAGCGCAGACTTGCCCGAGTAGACCTTGCACTCGACTCCCGGGGCAACCATCCTGGATAGCTCGGACGGATCCCCCGGGTATCGATAGTGGATATGGACTCCACCCCCCGATCGGCTGAGTTCAGCATAGGATGGAATCCACTTCCGAGCCTCTTCAAGGCATCGAGTGCGGTCTTTGTCGAGGTCGATGTCGATAACGATGTCTCTCTCGGGTACAAGGACATAATGCTCCTTCCTGGTGTCCAGATCCTTGAGAGTGGTGGTGACGTCGTCCCAGCGATATGATGGGAGACCGTTCTCGTTGGCGTACTGAGCCGGTTGGTCCTTGTAGAGCTCGTCGAGATATGAGTCTCTCTCGCTCATGTCTGTCCAGTCCGGAATCGGGTTCTCCAGTTTCTCCCCCTGGGAAAATTTGGATTCGCGCAGTCCTTTGTACACCTTGCGCCTTTGAACTCCATCGATCCTGAGGCGATCGTGGAATTCCTCGAAGTAGTCCTGGATCTCATCTTTGAACTTGTACATGGGGTACATGTTCCCATCAGAGTACGTCTGGGAGTACTCCTTGTACATATCATAGATGCGCCTAAGAGGTAAACCTTTCTCGTCCTTCAACTCGTCTCGATAGAAGTCGAGGAAATTGAAGATGGGATTGGTCTTACTCATCATGCCGATGGGCTTGTAGTCGTCGTAATATGACGATCCTTTGGCCTTGTAGACCTCGATGCAGTGTCTGACGATGGAGCCCCGCTCATCCTCGATACGCGACATTATGTCATTGTATCGATGAATATCGAGCTTGCGGCCCGAGGGCTCCACGTCGATAAGACGCCTCGTCAGTCCGCTCTTCGAGTCGGTGATGCGGACCGGCAGATTTGTCCCTACGAACAGCATAGCCTCGGACTTGAACTCGTATAGGGACTTGCCCTTCTCGTTCATGACCATTCTCTCGTGAGATATGAGGCTGTTCAGTCTGCTGTTATCGGAGATTCTCGACAGATTGCCGTCGTGCTGGATAGCGACCCTGGGATTCGACTTGAATGGCTCTAGGGCGAACTGGTCGCTGACCAACCCGAGCGCCGCCGCATCGAAGTGACCGATATGATCATCCAGCAATCTCGAGAGAAGATTCAGGAAGGTCGACTTGCCAGAACCTGCTGAGCCGTAGAGCACGAAGAACTTCTGGATCCACTTAGAATCCCCCGTGAATACGGATCCGATTCCCCACTCGAGCTTCTCCCTCTCGTCGGGATCGTAGAGGGTGCTCATGAGCTCCTCGTAGGCTGGACACGAATCGTCGCTAAGCGAATATGAGAGCCTCCGGGTAGCGTAGTCCTCCCTTCTAGGCGTCTGATCGGCGAACAGGATCTCGCTGTCGAGAGGATGGTAGACGTCCGGGAGCTTGGACATCCACGACTTGTAGTCGGCATATGTCTTGGAGTCGTAGTCCCCCAGATACCGTGCCCAGACGGACCCGTCCACTCGTTCGGACGTCTCCTCGAAGTGGCGAGCCACGTCGGTGTCCACGATACGCGTCAGGTCGTACTCGTCAGTACTCCAGAAATGCGTCTCAGGATTGTACACGGCGTAGAAGGACTTCCCACGAATCATGAGGTCCTTGAATCGGAGAACCCGCCAGGCCGGCCGTACCTCGGTTGTCCCCGATTTGAGGGCTCGCTCCTTAATCTCGTAGAAATCCATTAGACTCCTTATATGTCGTAGTTCTCCGCCAGATAGAGTTGCATCTGGTACCAGAGCTCAAGACGGTTCTGGTTCTGGAACTCATCCGACTCGTAGAACTCCGGGACGGACTCGAGAGGGAATATGCCTCCGCGTCCGTGGGAATCATACTGGCGGCTCATCCATCTCTGGACGGTCTTGTCGACCTTCCGATCCAGAGCGTTGCCGCTGTTGTCGAACTGGTAGTCCGTGTAATTGATTCCGAGGTTCTCGATCATCTCCCAGAAATACGGATCGAGTCCCTCCTCGTCATCGAGTTCGAAGGCCATGCGATCAGCGAGCCCGAGAAGGACCTCGAGCACACTGGCAGGGCTCTTGCGAAATGCCGGTGGGAGCTTGCCGCCATAGCGGTTCCGCCACTCACGACCATCCATGTCCCGATTGCGGTCCATCATGGCGGAGTAGCGGAACTCGATATGGTGTAACTTCCACAGGAGGTGATGGCTGTCGAATATGCTCGGCAGCTCATCCTCACTCTCGTCCAGGAACGAGAGCAGGAAGTCGAAGTACTCCTGTTCCATCAGTGGGATCCGGAGTACGAGTCCTCAATGATCTCGAGGCGAATATCGTAGGAGAGATCGAAGTTACGGATCCACTTGACGACGATCTCGTCCGACTGCGTCTCGAGGTCGACATTGCCGAGCCACTCGCCCACGTTGTCGATTGTGACCATGTCGCCATCGCAGAGGATACGGTCCTCCGTGAAATACATCAGGCCGACCCGATCGAAGTTGAAGGCGCCCTCGTCGTACTCGTCCTCCGTGATCTCACGGATGGACTCGCCCTCGGCGACGGGCTCCTCTTCCTCCTCAGGCTCGTCACCGATCTCCTCGGAAATGTCCTCCTCCATGGCGAATCGGAGGTACTCGTCGTTGATGATCTCCTCGTACTTCTCCTTCATCTCGTCGTGCTCCTCAACTTCCTCGTCCGAGATCGGCTGAAAGACCTCGACGGAATATGCAACAGCCTTCTCAGGCTCCTTCTCCGTAGTCCACTTCTCGTCCTTGCAGTCCTGAACGGCGAGTAGTCCCGCCGTGAGACCGACGACGAGCGCCGGCAGTAGATTCATTATCGTTCCCTTCTGTTGATGAGTCGTCCGATGAAATAACCCAACAGGATGAAGAACAGCGCCTTCATCGAATGGCCAGCCTGTCGATCTGGTCCCAGATGACGCCGTCGACGTTGAAGTCGAGGATGAACTTGGTGACCTCTCGGCCGATGACCGGATCGTAATCCCGATAGTTCAGGACCTCGAAGTTGCCGAACTCGACGATTCCGTCGCCGTCCTCGTTATCGTAGACCCAGCCGACCACCGCGCCGGCGCTCGTCTGAGGAAGTCCGAGACCCTTGTAGACCTCGTTCAGGAGAAGATACCCACGAGTCCTCAGGATATCGTTGGCGTAGTTCTCCTGGGCGTGAAGGATCATGAGGCTGTAGTCCTCGTTGCCCTCCCAGGCTCCCGCGTTCTGATCGAACACGACAGCATATGGCGAGACCCCGAGCTCCCTCATGAACTCCTCGGGCTTGAGCTGGAACTCGCGTCCTGTCTCGTCGTAGTACTGCTTCTTGGCCTCGTCGAGGGCCTTCTCGTTGGAGTGGTCGATGATCTTCTCGACCGTCTCCTCGCCGAGGCTCTCCTTCATCTTGTCCTGGTACTTGCGGAAGGACTCCTCAAGACCAGCGTAGGCCATGGACAGACCCGCGATCCTCTTGGCGGAAATGCGGTGAGCGAGGATCAGGGAGATGGCGGAGGCCGTCCCGATGCTCAGCGGCAGCGCGTAGTGCTTGACGAGACTACCGGCGAGCTTGGCCCAGGCACGGGCCTTGGCGATCTGAATATCCTTCTTCTCGAACTTATCCTCGTCCTCGGCCGCCTTGACCGTCGACAGCTCGTTCAGGTCCTCCCATGTGGCCTCTCCGACGCTCAGCGTCTGCTTGGCCGCCAGGACCGTGGTGGCGGTGAATCCGGCGATGCCCAGGCCTGTCAATATGGCCGGAGCGTGCTTCGAGGCCACGAGAGCGCCCTTCCCGATGAGGCGCGTAACAATGGTGAGACTCATGATGCGAAATACTTCCTCTCGTTCAGCTTGTTGTACACAGCGATGACCTGTCCATCGCTCATCTGATTGACCTTGGCGACCCACGCCGGGGAGGCTCCGTATGCCGTGCGCAGTTTAGCGCGCATCTGCGCTACTGTCACTCGTCATCATCCTTCCACAAGTCGTAAATGAATCCTACGGCGACCCAGAGAGCCACTGTCATGAGACTGAGCGCCACGAGTCAGATCTCCTGGGCGATCAGACCGGCGGTGACCGCGAGCACCACCAATATGGCTCCGACCCCGTACGCTGTAGTCCGGTCCTCACTCTTCATCGAACATCCTCCGGCTTCGGCAGATCAAGAATATACCCGTTGCGGGCTCGGACGGCCCTGGCTCCACGCAGGTCCCTCCAACCCCAGTTCTCGTCCGTATACGTCTGGGAGATCCCGGCCATTCCGTAGAGATCCCCGACCGTCGCCACGTCGTACTGATCGCAGATGCTGATCAGATGGTTCAGAACATCCTCCGCCTCGTTACGAGTGGCGAAAATGATGGACTCGAGATTGTGCTCACGGCGGTCCCTCTGGGTGTAGACCCGCTCAGTCGGCGTCTCTCGCCTTCCGTAGGTCCTGTTGGAGTACGAGGTGTAGGTCCTGTTGGACTTGGAGCGCTGAGGACCGCCATCGCCTCCGAAGAGCAGACGGTCGATGCCTGAGGTGAAGATATCACTAACGGCGTTCTTGATGCTCGGCAGGGCGATATCCCAAAGCAGGTAGTTCCCCACCTCCTTGATGTCCTCGGCGAAGAAAGCGCTCAGAGCCTGGCGTCCGAGCGATCCCTTATCGATCCTGGCGGGCGTGGATACGATGCGCTCGGGGCGGGGCTTGGACTTGCGGGCGTTGGCCGGCAGGTCTCCTCGGATCGGGATGTTGTCCGTCATGTTCGTCCTTTCTGGGGAAATGGGAGGCCCCGAGTCTCCCCGGGGCCTCCTCGGGATATGGGTGTCAGGCCTCGATCGTCTTGAAGACGTCGGGGCGCTCCTTCTTCGCCTGTTCGATCAGGGACTTTGGCATGACGCCGTTGAAGAACTTGATGCTCTTCTCCTCGTCCTCCAGCAGGCTCAGGACGAACTCATCGTAGAAGATGCTGTCCTTGAAGTTGGCGAGGATCTCCGGCGACTTCCGGAATCGCTTGCCGTCCGACGACCTCTCTCCGTAGGCCTTGTCGACCATGATGCGGAAGAAATCGAACAGTTTGAACTTGTCCGACATGGTCCAGTCCTCGGGCTTGCGGGACATGAACGCCTGAAGCGTGTCCGTGAACCCGCCCGGCTCCGACTGCTGGAGCTCGATGAGATCCACCTTATTCATGTGGAACCAGAGGGTCTCGGTGACAATGTCCCCGTCGAAGGTCTCGGCGCTGACGTTCATCTTGATCATGAATATGCCTCCTCAGGCGATCGAGTTGAGAGTGATGCCGGCGAGCGACTTCGTCGTCTTGACGATATGGTCCCACGAGGTCTTCTCGTCGAACTGCTCGCTCTTCTTGATCGTGCGCTTGACAGTCTTGCCGTTCTCGGTGAGGGTGACCACGACGGCTGTCTGAAGCTCCATGTTCGTTCCTTTCGAAAAAATGAGAAACCCAGGACCCGTGTTAGGGGTCCTGGGGGTCGAGGTGTATCAGTCGTCGGAGTCGTCGACGAGCTCAGCGTCAACCACGTCGTCCGAAGACGTCGAGTCTGTCTCCTCGGCGTCATCGTCGCTAGAGGCAAGGGCCTTCACCAGGCAGAGAGCCGCGAAGCCGGCTGCGGCGGGCAGGGCGTAGCGAGCGCTCTTCTTGGCGATACGGCCGAGCTTGCTCCAGTTGACGGTGACGACGGGGGAGTCGTCCTCAACGGGCTCGGTGGACGGAGTCGTGGTGGAAACGGTGGTCTCAGTCATTAGAGTATCCTTTCGAGTTGATGGGGTCTCATTATAGTGCGTGCGAATCTCGCGAAAGCCTATGGCCCGTGTTAGGGGCCATAGGGGTCTAGTTGTTCGAGTCGGTCTTGATGGAGTCGATGGTCTCAGCGAAGTTCTCGGCGTACTGTCGTCCGGCCTTGTCTCCGACATATGAGCCGAGGACACCACTGCCGAGGCTGTAGACGACGGTCAATGCCACTCCGGCTGGAGGGCAGAGAGCGCCGACTACAGCGCCGGCGGTGATGCTGGCGGTTGTCGAGGCGACAAAATTGACGACCTTGTATCCGGTGGTTTCTTTGAAACTCATGGTCATTCCTTTCTTGAGGGGGTCTCATTATGAGCCATGCTCATCTCACGAGAGCTTATACCACCGCTCGGTCGGCTCGATCACGAAATCGAGGACAATGCAGGCTCGACCCTCCTCAGTAACCCGGGAACCGTAGTGCACCTCGATCTGCCTCTGCTCATTCCACCCGAGCTGGTCGCCCAGGGAAATGCCCTCGAGGCCGATTCCGGCGTAGAACTCGTTGAGGCTGACGCACATCTCCCTAAGCAGGGTATAGTTCAGCTCGTTGACGACTCGATCGATCTTGTTGACCGTCGACTTGAAATAACGCCCGCTGTAGGCGTCGTAGAACAGGCAGTCCCCCTCGCCATAGACGATCGTCTCACGAGGAGTCGGCCGAGCCTTGGACGCGGCCTTCTCGGCGATCTCCTTCTCCTCGGGACCAAGGCGATCCTGAACGGTAGCACGATAACGGTCGTACATCTGCCTGGTGCCCTCGTAAGCGAGGAGCAGGGAGGACTCCCGTCGCACCGAGATGCTGTGAGCCCCGACGATGCAGACTCCAGTCGTCAATATGGCGATGGCTGGAGGGGCGTAGATCCGAGCGTACAGCTTGATCCTCTGCTCCTTGGTGAGCTGCTTGAACTCGTCGATATCCCACTCGTGCATGATCCTGTCGGCCCGAACGCTCAGGGCCACAGACGCCCCGACTCCGAGGAGAGCGAGTCCTGTGAGGATATGGTGCGAGTTGCGCAGGATGAATGTCTGAGCGGTCTTGAGGACGGAGAGGTTCATCGGTAGTCCTTCTGAATGTTCTTGACAGCTTCGAGGAATATTGCCTTGGCGATCTCGGGGTCCGTACCTTTCGGTACCTTGAGAGTCACTCGGACCGTGTTGGTGACGGGGTCTCGATCGTGGAAGATCGTATCGACGTCGAACTCGTGATCCATGAGCGTTCCTTTCTCGAGAAACCTAGAACCCGGGTAGGGTTCTAGGGATTGTCAGAGACTGGTGTCGATGTGGATGGGCTTGGAGAAATCCTGCTTCGAGTTCTTGCTTCGGTTGATGCACCACTTGACGATGGCGTAGATGCCAACGCAGTAGATGATCGACTTGATCAAGCTCTCGACGAGGCGGGAGATCAGCATGATATGATCCTTTCGTATAGGTCTCATTATAAGCCCTGCTGATCCTGCGAGAAACCCAGAACCCGTGAGGGCTCTGGGAGTGGGATTCAGTTCTTGATGGTGTCGGGGTCGAGGATCTTCTTGATCTCGTTCCAGCTCTCTTCGAATTGCTGCTGAACGCTGAGTGCGTCCTGAGTAAGCGGAGTCGACAGGCTCTCGATGGTCTTCCGCTGGCGGCGGACGACCTTCTTGAGCTGCTCGATCTGCTTGCTCTGGGCGTAGACGGCGTAGGCGAACATGACGAAGGAGATGATTCCGAAGATGGTGAAGATGATGGACATGACAATTCCTTTCTTTGAGGGGTCTCATTATAGGACGTGTTGAAATCGCGTCTCCGAATCCTCACCCCGGGAATTTTTAAGAATCAAAAAACCAGAACCCTTGCGGATTCTGGAGTTCGAGATCAGTGCTCGTAGACGGGGCACGCATCGTGACGAGGGTTCTTGCAGTTGGCGCGCGCCATGCGGCAGAGCTTCGCGTTCTGCTCCTGGTCTTTCTTGACGCTGTTGAGGATAGCGCTAGAAGTGGCTTTGACAGTAACGGGGAAGGCAACGGCGAACGCGGCGCAACCGAGAACAGTGGTGAACATGATGGTTCCTTTCGTGGAAGTTCTGGGGTCTCATTATAGCCCTTGTTACCCTTGCGAAAAACCTAGAACCCTTGTGGGGTCCTAGGTCTTGATTCTCAGATGCGGATCTTGGCGACGAATCCGAGTGCCTTCGAGGCGACCGGGAATATCTGCTCGGCCTTCAGAATGGCGAGGATTCCGGCGAATGAGCCCACAGCGCCCACCACAGCATCCGGACTGGGGCAGAAGCGGCGCCGTTTGGCGTCCTGGATCTGCTCCAGGTCCTTGATATTGCGGAGAGCGTGCGTGTAGGCCTCACTGTCGGGATCCATGCCGTCGATGAAGGCGTAAGCGTCATCCAGGGCGGTCTTGGCGTTCGGCTTGTTGTCGGACATGGTGTTCCTTTCAAATGGGGGTATCATTATGGTCCATGTCTGATCCGCGTCTCAGGCGACCTCTGACACCTTGAGGGTGGCGGTGTCCTTCTTGGTCATGTCCTCAGCGGGAGTCTCGAGGGCGGCGTAGACCTCCTGGTTCTTGTGGTCCACATGGAGGACGCCGTCGACCTTGGGCTCGTAGTTCTTCGACGCCAGACCCAGCAGAGCGCCCAGGAAGGTGTCGACGGCGGTTATGGTACCGACGACGGCCTCAGTGTGAGGGAACCCCCACAGCCCCGCCAATGCCAGATACAGGGTGGCGAGGGCAGGCAGCAGGATCTGGGCAATCCACTTCAGGGTGTTGTAGGTCTGATTCGACAGAGACAAAACGCTTGTCCTTCCTTCTGGTGTCCGGGAAATGGATGGGAAGCCCGTTAACGGCGTCCATGACCTTCTCGGCGGTCCCGTTCCCGCCGAAGGTGTGATAGGGCTGGTACAGATACTTCTGCAAGTCCTCGAACTCGTCGATCGTGATATAACCACGGGACAGATATGCCGTCCCCATGGCCACGATCTGATTGTGAGCCAGACCGAGCATCAGCTGGGTCTTGGCATCGTGTCGCTCGGATCTTTTCTGGAGATACGCCCAGATCCCACTACTAGTGAGTACTGAGCCGAAAATTGTGATCACGAGCTCAAGCATGGGTTGCATTCAGCCTCCGATGGACATGAGCGGGCGAACGCCGTACTTGCTGGTCCAGTCTGCCCATGAGACATGCCGCTGGTCGCCGTAATACAGGGCGAAGCGGTTCTTGGTGACCTGATCCCTGAGCCAGAAGGACTCGCCTGAGAAGGGGATCGGGTTGCCCAGACGGAAATAACTGAGCTGACGAGCAATTGGCGACACGTTGTTCTCGCCGCCGTTGACTCGGACGTGAACGATGTTGGACCCGAACATCTCGAATTCCGACGGGATGGTGACCTTGGGGTACTCCCAGCTCCAGCTCTTCTCTGTAAGCTCCCAGGAATTATCCGTGTTCTCGAACGCGTGTGGCTCGAACACCGGGAAGGTCTTGAAGTCCGAGATATCGAACGCCTGAAGGGCGGAGGCGAAGCGCACCATACCCTCGGCGTAGTCTCGGCGCATCTTGGAGCCGTTCCAGCCATTGATGCACCAGCCGGCCTCGCCGATATTGTCGATGCCCAGATTCCGGTCGCTCATGATCGTGATCCGGTGCTGGTTCGTCCCGTTGGGGTGATCCAGATATCGATCGAAGTCGACGATTATCCACCGGCAGGTATTATCGTTGAACTGCCAGTAGTCACCCAGCCACATTCCATCGAACGTGCCGTTCCTGATGGCCATCTTCTGGGCGGCTGTGATGGTCTTGCCGAGATTGTTGCCCCGGGTGATGACCTTCTTCAGATTCGGGTCGTTGTTGAAGGCGTTCAGGAAATCGAACTTGTTGTTCAGAGTGATCTGCTTGGGCTGCATGACACTCTGAGCCCACTGAGCATTCTCGGAACCCGCCTTTCCTCGCAGATCGATGATCTCGAAAGCAGATGCGTCCTGGGCCCCCCTCGGAACGCGTACAGCGGCGATGAGTACCTCGTAGTTATCCGCAGTCTGGATCGGCTGCGGAATGCCCTCGTTCGGATTCCCCTGGAGAGCCCGAATACCGGCGACGCGAACATCCCTGGTGTTGTTGACCCGGATGTATATGGCGTCGTAGCGATCACCGTCGGTGCTACCAGGGTTGAGGTTGTAGTACCGCTCCGCGTCGTTCTCGAGCCAGTGCCCTTTGAGCCAGGCGCGACCGGACTGGATGATGATGGTCCGTCCGTTGCCCTTTACGACCTGATAGGCCCGACCCCAGTTCTGGAAGATGCCGTCGGAAATGACCCCGTCGAACATGCGTCCGAAGTCGTCCGCGGAGTACTTCCGGTCCCCGTTGATGGAGACGAAGAATCCTGATCTCTCTGTCATGTGATGTTCAACCCCGGTTTCGACTTCTGAATATCAGACAAGGACTCGAACGTCGGATAGAAGACGTCCCCTTCCGAGTCCGAGGATGTACGGATGTACTCGGTCACCCGAGCGATGTCCTGCTGCCCGAACTCGTTCTGGATCTGCACGAAATCACCCAGGAAGAAGTCCTCGTTGTAGATGTACATGGACTGCTGAGCGGCCTCGCCCGAGAACATCTCGATGGGCATGTGCTTCCACAGCTCGGTGTTGCACTGCTCATGGATCTGACGATGGACAGATTTCGGATCGACCGTCGCCACGCCTTTGAATCCGTTGCCCGCCTGCATGTAGCCGTTGGTGTGCTCGATCGAGGGCGACTGCAAATACCCCTCTCGAAGCCCAAGACCTTTTCGCCCGACGGTTACCGAGTTGTTCTGCATCATTGAGTCGGAGCTCTCGTCCAAGTATTCCTGGCCGTATTCGCCATTGAAGATAAGGTTCTTTGGGACTGTGAATTTCACAGCACCCGAGAATATCTTCGTTCTGGTGCCGACCTTGGACTTGAAGTATGTGGCCTTGGACAGGTTGTCGTACTTGGGAGAGAATACGACGGGAGGACGTTCCCCTTGATTGAATGTACGGTTAACGCCGTTGTACGTGTAGCCGTACCAGTAATACGGGTCCTCGCCGTCGTATTCGATAGCCCATCCAGACATTGTCAGATCAGTGAGGTTCTGGACGATCTTGTACCAGGATCCTTCCATACTATAGGGATCCTTGTCGTAGTCAGGATGATTCGTCCATTCGTGGGAATAATTCATCGGACGAACATATCCGTTGCCACTGACTTCTATATTTCCGATGTCCATTGAGGACGTCGGACGACCGCGACGAATTCCGTCCGGAAGCTCATCAACCGAATACCATCCGAATCCCAGGACGTAACGCTCATGTGATGTATCAAGCGAGTCCCGCTGCTTGAACAGCAGATTGGTGTAATGCTTGACGACGTCCTTGACCTTGCCACGAGTGCGCTCGTGCTTGCACAGAAGAGTTCCGTCCCACATGGGGTAAGGGTGCATTACCCGTCTGTCCAGTATGGACTCGAGACTCCGCCCGCTGATCGTCAGTAGGGACTCCTTGCCGTACTCCGTGTTGAGCTCGACCTGCTCGATGATCATGAGCTTGTTCGTGCCCTTGGTGTACAGGTAGTAGTCCAGCTGGTAGGTTCTCAGGTTCTCCAGGGTTCCGGGGACCACGAGCTTGAAGTCCCCGAATCCGTGGAATCGCTCAGTCCAGACGACGGACTTGTAGTCCTCGCAGATATGCTGGATGATCATGGACTCATCCAGTACGGCAAGATACATGTCATACCCCCTGGTAGAGAACGTCGGTTGAGAAATAGACGTCGGTCAGTGTCGGATCATTCATGGTGATCTGGAACTCGTTCACCCCGGGCCTCAGCTTGAGCCAGTCCGAGTTGCGGTCCAATGCCGCCAGGAACTTGTCCTTGCGGTCGCCTCTGGTTCGGATGATGTACTTGGAACCTACCCTAGAATTGACAGTAACTACGTCACCGCCGACGATCGGGTCGACCTTGTAGTACGTCTTGTCGAGAAATGCTCCGGTGAGCTTGAAGGTGTCCCTGGAAAACGTCTCGGTGACCGTGATCGGGAGCTTGGCCCCTGGGCGGAACCGGAATATCATGGTGAAACCGGTCTCCACCTCGCCCTTGTAGTCGATGACCGCGGACAGAACTCCACGATCCTTGGAGAACTCGAGCGAGGGGGAGGGCTCATCCGTGAAGTCAAACTCGAAAGTCCCGATGTCCCGCTTCCACTCGAGGTTCTGGTTGACCATCGTGTCCGCGTCATGCCAGTAGGAGTCCGGGCACAATATGCTGACGTTGATCTCCTCGTCCTTGGAGAAGATATCCGCCTCGACCGACTCTACGTAGCCTTCGGTCCTGACCCTGCGCTTATCCGTGTTGACATATACGGACATGGGTTGCTTGATCTGGAACCAGGAGTAGATACGCTGACGGGTCGTCTCGATGTCGGGATACGGCAACGGCGCGAGTTTGATCTTGAGGTTCCTCATTCCCGCCCTCGCGCCGTTGAAGATCGCCACATCGGTCAGAGCCAGTTCTGTGGTGTTGATCGAGGCCTTCGTTGCCGACAGACCGTCGACGGATTTGACCGCGACACCCTCGATCCACGGGTTCGTGAGTGAGAGCACGATCCTGTGCTGACGATATGTCAGGAACTCTATGGACTCGATCATAAGTCGTACATGGCTCCTCTGAACTGTTCGATCTGGTTGTGCGTCTGCCTGTAGATCTCCGTCTCGGACAGAGCCTTGGGAGACGTGTTGTACTGGTTGAACACGACATTGCTGCCGTTGTTCACAGTCTCATTCACAGTCTCGCCGACGCGGGACTGAGCGCCCTGGACGGCCCTGCCCGCGAGCTGGGTCGTCATGTTGGCCGACAGGTTCTCCTGAATATCGTCCTGCGGCAGAAGCTCCTGGATCTTGCTGGCCTGCTCCTCCACTTGCGAGAGGTCCAGAACCGGCTTGATCGTCGGGTTCATGTCGCCGCCGAACGCGTCGTTCCAAATATCCTTCGTGTTGCCGAAGCCCTTGGCGAGCGCGTCGACGGTGTCGTGAGCCATCGTGGAGGCTGCGTCGATCCCCTGCTCGGTGTTCTCCGAGATACCGTTGGTCAGACCCTGCATCAGGAACTCACCGATCTCGAACATAACACGAGAAGGAGAGTGAATGCCGAATACCTGCTTGGTCGTGTTAACGATACTGGTACCGAAGTTGCGAATCGTCTGCTTGACCTCTTCGATCTTGCCCTTGATCGCATCCTTCAGACCCTCGACGAGCCTGTGACCAGCATTCCTCATTCCGGAGACGCCTGTGGATACGAGCTGCTTGATACCATTGACGATACCATTCCTGATCGCCGTGATGAGCCGGATGCCGGCATCCATCAAGGCTCCCGAGTTATTCTCGATGGCGTCGGCGAGCCCGTTGACGAACTTGATGATCGTCTCGAACGCCGCCTGGGTTATCCTCGGCATGTTGTCGCCGAGACTCTGAAGGAATGCTACGATGCAGTCGGTCGCCTTGGTCCCGATCTCGGGGATCTTGTAGGACAAACCCTCGAGGAAGGACGTGAGGAGGTCGGAACCCCTCTCAACCAGTGTCGGCATGTTCTGAATAAGAGCATCCGACAATGTGATGATCAGGAATATAGCGCAGTCGATGATCTCCTGAGCGCAGTCATAGACCACCTGGATGATCGCGTGGATGATGGTGATCATGAGCTCGACGAACGTCGGGATGGACTCGATCATCGCCTGGGCCGCGGACGTCAGGACAACCTTGATGTACTCGACGATGGTTCCCTGGTTGTCGATGAAGACCTGCATGAAGTTGATGAAGGCCTCACCGATAGCCGTACCCATGGCGGGCATCCGCTCGATGAATCCGTCGACGGCGTCCAGGAATGTCTGGACACCCTCGGCTCCTGTGGTCGACAGGTTGGCGATAGCATTAACCAGGTTGGCTATGCCATCAGTAGCCAGACCGACACCGTAGCCGATCATCAATATGGCGCCACCCAGAGCGACCAGTCCGATGGCGGCTCCCTCGGCGATGTAGCCAATGACCACGAGCGCACCCAGAGCCGCAGCCATGATAGCAATACCCTTGCCTGCGGTCCCCCAGTCCATCTCGCCTAACGTTCGCATAACTGGGACGAGCATCGCCAGAGCCAGTACGGTGATCATGAGACCCGCAGCGCCGCCCAGGCTTCCTCCGCCCAGACTCGAAATGCCAACTAGGATGCCCAGAGCCACAGCCATCATTGTAAGACCCTTAGCATAGGTACCCCAGTCCATGGTGGCGAAGCTCTCGATCTCCTTGGCCACGATCTTGAGTGTGACTGCGAGAATGAGAGCAGACAGGGCCCCTACGAGGTGCTTACCGCCGAGACCCTCATCCCCCTCGCCGAGCCTGGATACAGCCACGGCCAGAGATGTGAGGCACAAGTCCATGGCGATGATCCCCTTGATGGTATCACCCCAGGACAACTCACCAATCTCGGTGAGAACCTTGGCGATCTGTCGCATAGTGAGGGCCAGAGCGAGGAATGCGAATGCCGAGGCCTTCTTGATCTTGACCGTACCCATCTGAGACATCATGGACATCATCTTCATGATCAACCCGAGCGCGATAACGCCCTGAGCCAGGTCGGATAGACTCATCTCACCCAGAGGCTTGACCGCCTGAGCGAGTAGCCAGACACCGATACCCAGAGGAACCGCCACGAGGGAGAAAGCAAGAAGATCGACATTGCTCTTGGTCGTAGTGTCGGCCATGGATATCATCATCTTCACGACCGCATACAGTCCGATGACGCCCTTGAGAATGTCATCCCAGTCCATGGACCCGATGTTGCTCAAGGCCTTGCCGAGGAGCAGTGCTACCCCGGCCAATACGACCAGGGCCAGCATTCTCTTGGCCATGCCCTTCATGTCCTTGTTGTCGTTGGACTCGGACAGTTCGTCCTCGGCCTTCTTCAACATGTTGAACATGAAATAAAGGGCGGATCCGGCCATGATGATCTTGGTGGCCGGGATCTGAGCGACGACCCAGAGTGCACCCGCAAGAACGAGAACCGCAGCGGCGAGAAGGAGGATCGTGGTGGCCTTGACCTTGTTGGTCGTGGCCTCCATCGAGTCCTTGAACGCGTCGATTGTGTCCTTGACACTACCGAGGATACCAGCGAAGTTGGACCCGGCCTGTCCCCACTCCTTGAGGGTGGATATGACCTTGCGGGCCATGGCGATGAAGGTTGCTAGGGCTCCGGCCTTCAGGATACTGTCGAATATGCCGGTGTAGTCCCCATTGTCAGCCATCTCCTTGAGCTCGCTGAACGCGCCCTTGAACGGCTCGATGAGGGCCTTGGCCGCGACAACAGCAACCTTACCGATGGCTCCGAGAACCTTGCCGATGCCCTGAATAAGCTTGACGAAGTTCTTCCAGCCGGCGGTGGCCTTGTCCTTGAGCTCGAGATTGGCGATGAAGTCCTTGGTGGTACTCCAGCCGTACTTGACGGACTCGGCGTACTCGCCCATGAGAGTCTTCAGATCACTAAAGGCTTTCTTGAACGGCTCGACGTCGAAATCGAAGTTCAGGGTCGCCAGATTCTTCAGAACGCCCCAGACACCCGATCCAACGGACTTGAGAATACCGCCGATGGAGGACAGCCAGGCGATATCCGGACCGTTCTTCATCTGCTCGGCCCACTCGCTGAACTTGGTGGAGATCTCGTCGTAGAGCTCGGCCAGAGCCCGCATCTTCGGAGTCAACCAGTCCTCGACGACGACCGCCTGCTTGTTTATGCACTCGGTCAGCCAGTTGATGAAGCTGGTGAGCTTCTCGATCGCCGGAATAAGGTGATCGGCCAGATGCTGCCCCCAGAAGTAGGACTTCTTGAAGGCGGACTCGAACAGGTCGACGATCTTGTTCTTGAGCTTGGTGAACTTGGACTCGTTCTCCTCGGCGGAGTCACCCGCATCATCCGTGGACTCACCGACGATACCTAGCGCCTGACCGACCTCCTGGGCGCCCTGCTTGAGCTCCCGGAACGGTCCGACAACAGCTTCCTTGATTCCGGAGCCCGCGGACTTCAGCGCCTCCCACAGGGCGTCCCAAGCCTCCCGGAGTCGCCTGAGGCTGGGCGTGATCTCATCGTGGAATCCCTCCGAGAAGTTCTCCCAGATTCGCTTGAGACCCTTGCCCGTCCAGATGATGGCCTTGATGACGTTCTCGGCGACATTCAGGTTGTCGTACCACTCCTGAATCGCAACGACGTGGTCCCTGAGCTGCCACGACCAGTCCGCTGTGTGACCACGGAGACTGGAAATGAGAGCTCCAAGACCCTTGAGTGCTCCACCGGCGATCCATGCCACGATCTTGCCGAAGTCCGACAGGACCATAACACCTATTTTGATGACTCGGAAGAACGCCTCGAAGTACATACCGAGGGACTCGATAGTCGACTCGCTGGGGACCAACTTGGCCATGAAGTTGGCGAAAGCCTCGGAGATACTGTACAGACCCTCGGCGGATGGGCCGCTGAAGACCTGCGAGAACGCCTGACCGATGCGCTGGAGCGGCTCCCACATAGCGTGGAACAGGGAGGCGAGCCCCTCGAGGACCTTCTCCCTACCGCCGAGGTCCGCCCATCCCTGGAGGAGAGCGTTCCTGGCGTTACCCATCTGGGTGATGATACCGCTCGGGCCCGTGAGGAATGCGCCCACCTGAGTCCACAGAGCCTTGGCCTGCTCGAAGTCGCCGAAGATGATCCGGAACGACTGACCCCAGGATGAACCGAGCTCCTCACCGATGACACCCATCAGCTGGGAGAAGGTCTTGATGTCCTGGGCCGCGGACATACCAGTCCTGGCCAGCTCCTGGATCTGAGCGATCTGCTCCTCGGTATAACCCATGGATGCGAGCTGTTCGTCGGAGTACTCCCCAGCCATCTGCTTGAGGGTCTCCATCATGATCTCCTGGGTCAGCCATCCCTCTTGCAAGGAGAGCCTGAACGACCCGTCCTTGGCGATCATCTCGTCGACGCTCTTGCCATGGATCTTGGCGGTCTGGATAAGCTGGTCCTGGAACTGCTTGGTGGCGATACCCGCATTCTCCAGGGACATCCAGTCCTGAAGCTTGACTGTACCAGCAGCCATGGCCTGCGAAAGCTGATACATGGCCCTCGAGGTGGCCTCGGAGTTGGCTCCAGCCACAGCGGCCCAGTTCGCCAGACCTTTAATCGATGCGACCGAGTCGTCCAGTCCAATACCGGCAGCGGTGAACTTACCGATGTTGGACGTCATCTCACCGAAATTGTAGATGGTCTGGTCCGCATACGTGTTCAGCTGGTCCAGAGCTGCGTTGACGGTCTGAATCGTCTCGCCCTTCTGGGCGGTGTTGGCCAGAATGGTCTGAACTGAGTTGAGCTGGAGCTCGTACTCCTTCATACCGTCGATAAGCGGCTGAACGGTGAAACTCGAGAGCATCGAGGAGCCGATCTCGGTGATCTTGCCGCCGATGCTGGCGAGGGCGCCGAACGCGATCGACTGAAGAGCCGAGAATCTGCTCGTGGTCTCGGCGACACCCGCCTGGGCCTCCGAGAAATTGAGGTTCTTGGCGGCCGCGGAGACCTGATTGATCCCCTCGACACCGCCACGAAATGCCAGCCCCTCCTCGAGCTTCTTGACTCCGTTGAGGGAGTCCTGAACCCCGTTCATGAACTGGCCGTTGTTGAACTTGAGCGAGACCACCCGCTCCTCGATGGACGCCACTAGCCTCTCACCGCACTTTCAAGCTGCTTGACGATGCTGTCGAATATAGGCCTGAGCGCCGGATTTATATAATCCACGCCCTGGACATAGCCACCGGTTCTGGTGCCATGCCCGTACTGCAATATGACTGCGATCGGGACACCCTGCTCCACGTGGGAGTTGTTCCAGACCAATGAGACTCTGTTGGCGCTCCGCTTGATCTCGTAGGACCAGCAGGATGCGGTGTAACCGGACCTGACCGGGGTCGCAGCAGCCAATGCCGCAACCCCGGCCTGTCCGCAATCATCGAGGAAATCGAAGAAGCGGCCCTCTTTGAGTCTCTCGAGCCACTTCCCCGTATCCATCCGCGAATCGATCTCCAGCGTGAACGCCGGACTCATGCGGCCCTCTCGCAGGATGCCGCAATGCCGGCCACGATGGCGCCCATGGCCCCTCTGGACCATCCAACCTTGAGGTTGTCGGCAGTGGCAGGAATATGCGCAACAGTGGGGAGTCCGGAGGCCTTGATCGGGTCCCAGGTCGTCTGGGGCGCATCGAACTCCATGGACAGAATATCGCAAACCTTTCCCGCGAGGAAGTCAGGATACGCCGTCTTGCCGGTGTCTGAGTTGTAGGCGTAGCCCCAGGTCTTGAAACCTCGGGCTCGAACCATGTCGAACATCCACTTGGAGTCGAAGTACGCTTTGATGATAACTTTCTGCTCCATGCCCTTGAACATGTTGCAGACCTCTCGCCACTGAGCCATCTTGTACTTCGGATCGAAGACGATGACATGGGTGGAGCTGTACTTCTCGATCAACCAGTCCAGCTTAGCGGGCATGTACTGAGTCTTCGAGGCCTCAGCCTTGATCTCAGCCCAGGTGTACTCGTCGGCATTCTTGGTCAGAGCAGGAACGAGACGCTTCATGCTCTGGTCGTGGCATCCGAACCAGACGCCGTCCTTGCTCCTGGCGGCCGAGAACTCGAGTGCATGCGCATGGTAGTCGACAGCCTGCGTATATGCGACCTCAGTGTGCTCAGGCCAGGATAGAGATCCGCCCCGGTGAGCCACGATGAAATGCGGAATCTTGAAGAGCTCCGTGATCGTCTTGGCGCCCTCGGGGATAGCCCGCATAGTGAGTGTCCCGATCTCCTTGACCCCGTCCCAGACCACAACGCCGACCTTGGATCCGTCGGCCAGAGTCGGGTCGAGCGAGTCGTTCTGCTCCTTGAGTCGGACGTCGACGCCGAAGCGAACCTTGATGCCGGTATCGGAGGGCGGGGCGTATGCGGACTGCGCGTATCCGACGACGATCGAGGACCAGGACTTGTCCGTGGCTTTGCCCCAGTTCCCGTTCGTCATGGATTCGACGTTGGCGGGGAATGAGCCAATCGCAGCTGTGTTCACATCGTGTTGCACGAACCCGGTGATCTGCGGAAATGGGCCATTCTGCCATCCAGTAGACGCTTTCTCCGGCGTGCGAGGAACAAGCGACTTGACCTTGGCGCCGTCGAGAACGATAAGCACCGCGCAGCACCTGGCGGCATAGGTTGCGTTCTTGGACTTCCACGCAACATTCTGCGTGTCGGCAGAATTCGCAACCATTTTGACCGCCACGGTGCACGAGCGGATGTCCTCGTCGGCGGCGTACTTCCCGGTCCACCCATCCGGCGTGCAGTCCTGCATGTGGTTGAGCTGACCACCCACAATGAGCAGAGCCCAGTCCCCAGCAACCGACGGAACACTCAGTTTCTCGTCCGGGTTCTTGGAAACAGCAATCCCCTTCATAGGAACCGCCATAGTCAGACCTTTCGAACGATAACCGTGTTGGGCGGAGTGCCTGCCGGGACCTGCTCCTCTCGACCGAGGATCATGACGTTCCCGTTGCCCCCGCCTCCTCCGCCAGCGGGACGGTTGCTCTTGATGGTGACGTCGACGATGTCGTCCTCGGAGAGCTTTACCGTCTTCGTGGCGGGCCACCCCTGGTCATCCAGGAAGAGGCGAGCGTTGGTGTTGCGGAAGAACCACACCATGCCGTCGATCTTGCCATTCTCGCCCGCGGTGTCGACGTAAGTCGGACCATCATCGGGGTCGACGGTGAGCGTGGCGAACGGCGGGACGTCGCCCTTCACATGACAGTAAGGCATGACGACCTCACTTGCTCTCGCCGAGCTTGTCCTTGATCTCATCGAGAGACTTCTGGAGCTTGTCCTGCTTGTAGGAGATGTCCTTCAGCCAGCCGACGAGCGGACCGTCGAAACGACGACCAGCAATGCCGGCACCGGTCTGATCGGAGATCTCGACGAGACGATCCTTCATCTCAGCGAGAAGATCGGTGGCGTATGACACTTCGAGTTCCTCTCCGCCGTCGCTCGAGCCCTGGCTCGGACGGCCTTTGTCGTACCAGTAGCGGCATGCCTCGGAGAACGGGATGCCGTAAGCCTCATAGGCCCCGTCTGCGGACCCAGAGTTGTATCGAGAACCGACTCGCTTGAGGTCCTCGTAGGAATCGCCCTCGGACTGGATGAGTCCCTTGAGGATGGCGCAGCCGACCTCGGAGGACTTCTGCGGGTCCCACCACTCCCTGTTCGGGTCATTGATGAAATACCCGTTATAGGTGACCTGGAGCGGACCGACGCCGTTCGAGGTGCCCCACTCCGAGACTATGGGCCAGAAGTAGTTGAGGAAGTTGTCCCTCGTAACCTCGCCCCAGCCGGAGCAGGCGCCTCCGGCGTCGTGGCCGTAAATATTGGCTCCAGCCTCACCGGTCTCCATCTTGAGTGCGCCGAGGGCGGCCCACCAAGGACAACCGACGGCGTCCGCCGCACGAAGAACCGCATCCTGGATAGAAGTGGCCGCACCGTTCTCCTCGCGGTGGGACGGGGCACTGGACCCGTGGTTGTCCCGCCTGCGCAGGCAGTGTGTCCAAGCGGCGGCCTGAGTGTATGGATGCTGGTTGTACTCGATGGAACGGACCTCGCTACCGGTCTGGTCACCGAGGTATCCATCGATCGAACCGTCCTCGGCGATCCAGGCCTCTGATAGAATCGTCGGACCAAGGCCTGTGACCATAGCGACATGTCCACGACCGCCCGAGGCCTCCTCGGACAGAACGATGTCGCCGATCTCGAACCCGCCGTCGGGCTCATTGCCGGTCCACTGGTCGGAGATGTCGGCGAAGTTGCGCTGAAGACACTCCTCCCTCATCGATCCGGTCCAGGTCGACCTGGGGAAATAACCGGCGGTGAAGGGCTCACCCCACTCGTGGTGGGCTGCGAGGTTGTAGCAGCCGGCGACTAGGGCCGAGCAGTCCGCATTGGCGGGTGACTGGACGAGCCAGCCGTCCCAGTCGGACTGATCGTAGAAAGTCCAGCGGTCCGGCTGGGAGTAGCCGACATCCGCGACGTCAGCGTAGTACCTGGCGCAGGATGCTGCGTATTGAGATACAGTCATTTTGACCTTTTTCAGCCGTTGGGGTTCTCGATCGGGGCGAAGAGTACCGGGATGATTCGAGCGCCGTTGGCCTTGAGTTGCGCGCGAACGCGCGGAGGCGCTGTTGCGTCTCCCGGCCAGATCTCAATGATGGATCCGTCGTCCGTGTAGTCGCCCTTAGGAAGAACAAACGTTGTCCGGCTTCGAACCTGGATCTCATTGGGGAGGTCGACGACCTTGACGTCCCTCGTTCCGTTAAGGTCCTGAGTCTGCCAGTCGCTATTGCGCTTGACGTACACCTGACCTGCCATGACACGGTAGACGTAGGCGTTGTTGTCAGGACACTTGATCCACCCGGTGTCGAACGTGCCGTATCCTGACCCGGCCCGCGAGTTGAACCACACGACCTTCTCGGGCATGGACTCCTTGAGGTCGATGAGTTTCTGATCCGAAGTCCCGTCAAGTCGAACGACCTTGAGGAGAGCCTTGGAGCCCGCATAGAAGGCGACGTCCAGCTCGAAGTTGGGATTCGATCCGAGCGTGACTGATGCGTCTGTGACGCCATTGGTCGGGGAGATGTAAACCGTGCTGTACGGACTGGACTCTCCGCGCACGGTTGTATGAAGCAGAGGAGTTACGCCAGGCATACTAACCTCGTGAGTGATACTTGGCCCGTCTCGCCGCGTTCAGAGCCTGATTCTGTCGAAGCGTGGCGGCGGTCGACATCTTCTTGTCGGGTTGGTTCTTCGCGTTGCACACTCGGACGAGTGTGAGTAGTCTGTTGATGTGCCAGTACTGGCACTCGAACGGGATCTGTAGAGCCACCATCCAATAGTAGACGAGCTCCGACGTAACAACCCCTCGATCGGGGCTGGATCCCTCGACCTCGACGAATGTCGTGGCCGTCATCTTGTTCTCGATGTAGTCCTTGATGGCCTGGATGTTCTCGAGAGTCAGGTGCGAGTAGGCGACGGGGTCTATCTCGTTCAGGGTCATGCACTTGACGTAGTCCAGGACCTGGTCAGGGGTGAGCTTCTCGTTGCCGAGGTATGGAACATGCCACTTGGACTCCCATTTTGACAGAGCGACGAGACTGTGCTCCAGCTCGAGGTCTCCCTCGAACCCGTTGATGAACTCATTGCGATCCTCGTCGTAGAGCTCATCCCCGACGACGTGAATCGTCAGCATTCGTTCCTCCCTGGAAGTCACCACGGACCCCGGAGCGGATCACGGGGTCCGTGGGAGTGATCAGACCGCAGCCTTGACTGCGGTGATGACCTCGTCAGGGGTCGGGAGCTTGGACTCAGCGGTGCCGTCGCCCCAGATCAGCTTCTCGATGGCGGTCATGCCCTTGTTGCCGACGACCGTGGAGTCGAGGGTGACGACACAGGTGGGCTTGTGGCCGGTCACGTTGACCGGGGTGCCCTTGAAGGACCAGGAGAAGGTGATCGCCTCGGGCGAGTCGTTCACCGTGGCGTAAGAGCGCTCCGAAGGAGAGGCGTTCAGGCCGTAGAGCAGGTGGAGCTTGTAGCCGTAGTTGTTCTTCTTCTGGTCATTACCCTTGATGGTGCGGTACGCCAGGCCGAAGGCCGAGCGGTCCTGCTGGCCGATGACGACCTTGTCGACAACGGCAGAGCCATCGCACTGGAGCCACTCGTCCGGGTAGGTGTAGGCCTCGATCTTGCCCTCGAACGTCTCCGCCGAGGTCAGGGAGAGGTACTTGATGTTGTCGGCGTACAGGTCGGTCTGCTCCGCGCCGCTCGGAGTCTCGGTGACGTTGGTGAGACCGGACCAGGCAACGCCCTTGGCGTAAGCACCGGTGGCCAGGTCGACGGGGAAGAGGACACCGCGGTCCACACCAGTCTCGTAGAACTTCTTGCCCGTCTCGTCCCAGGTCAGGACAGCCATCTATACTCCTTGGTAGATGTTGAACACGTCGTGATGAAGATTGTGCGCCACGAAGTGCCTCTCGAAGGTAGACATCGGCATGGCCGCAAGGGCATCGAGCACCGGCTCGTCGGGATTCCTGCTGATGAGGGTGACCGAGTAGCGCGGTGTGTACATCCAATTGGCGTTGTCGCCGAACTTCGAGTCGGCTCGACTCCGTTCGTACACGATGCACGGGTAGGTGAGCTGGACGGACTCCGGGGGCTGGAAGTAGACGTTCCTCGAACCCAGCGCTGAGATGAGTTTGTTGTGGAACTCAAGGCGTTGGGCCATTGTACACCTCTCCGAGGTTGAGGATGAGGCGGGGGCGGCGGACCTCCACATTCGTGACGACCCAGCGCGCCCCCATCCACCTCACGTACTTGATGGCGAAGAAGTTCTCCTCGGCGTAGGAGTCGGCCACGATGGAGATCTCGTTGTTGAGGCGAAGATTCTGGATGACCTTCGCCTCCCCGTCGTACTGCTTCTGGGAGCGGTTGACGTCCCCATAGTACTCCCTCTCCGTGATCTTGTCCTCGAACACGCCGGGAGATGTCTCGACGGCGTGTCCGTAACCTATACTTCCGAAGAATCTTGCCATTTTGACCGAATCAGGCCGTGGCCTTCTCGATGACGATCGCGGACTTGTACTTGGTCAGCGCGCCCGAGCAACGAGCCTCCAGCAGGTACTTCTGCTGGTTGAAGTCGATGTCGAACTGCTCGAAGAACGAGGTCTCGCCGCCCTTGTCGGAGCCCATGGTGTAGTCCTGCATGTTGACGATGATGCCGAGCAGGTTCTGGGTCTTGCCGCTGACCTCGCGCTTGGCACCCTCCATGACCTCGACCTCGATGACGTCCGTAACGTTCAGGGCGTTGGCGACGGCCTGCTTGGTCTCGTAGACGTAGCGCTGGTTGAGGTCCTTGATCTCAAGCATGTCGCACACGAAGGCGTTCGTGGTGAACAGGACCGGCGAACCGGAGCCCTTGTAGAACTTCCGGCTCCGACGGACCGCGTCGATGATGTCGGCGGTCTTGGCGTCCTTGTCGATGAGAACCTTGTGGGAGAAGAGCTCGTCATCCGTCCAGATGGGGCGGATGTTGGCCTCCTTGATCTTGTTCTCGTCGGACACCTGACGGCCGTCACCGATCAGGACGGCGCGGGCCAGCTCCTCCTCGAGGGAGTAGCGCAGGTTCTGCTGCATCCAGGCGACCACGTTGAACGTGGTGATGTCGAGGACATCGTCACGGTCGATCTTGGTCTTGTTGTAGACGGTCGTCGGCTCAGTCTTCCGGTTGGCGACCTCGTAGACGACGTCCTTCTTCCGGCTGGCCTTGACGTAGCCCTTGGCCCGCAGCTCATCGGCGGTCAGGTTGGACCACTGGGTCTTGACACGGGAGAACGGAGTGTGCTTGGAGCCCTGGAGAACCTTGGCGACCCAGGAGTTCTCGCGCATGACACGCTGCGGCTCCGGGTCCAGGTTGGTGGCATCCGGGAACAGCAGCTCGGGATTCTTGATACCGTAGTCCGCGGCGTGGGCCAGAACGGCGGTGCGGAGAGTCATGCCGGGCATACGGGCCTCGGCGAAGATCTGCTCCTCCTCCGCATGAGAGAGCCGAGGACCGACGTTACGCAGCGCGTCGCCCTCGAAGATGTTGGAATGCATCAGAGTATCACCCCCAGAGTCGCCGTGCTCGGCGTCCTCCTCGTAGTCATCGTCTTCGTCAACGTCGTACTCGTCGTCATCGTAGTCCTCATCCTCGTCATCAACGTCTCCGCTGATCTCCTCGATAAGGGCCGCGACGGCCAACCTCTGATCGTCGTCGAGGGTCTCGAGGACGTCGGCAACGGTCATGCCCTCGTCCTCGTCGTAGACCTCGTCATCGTCCATGGATTCTGTATCCTCCGTGATGTCTCCGGAATCGTGCGAGAGCGTGAGGCCGGAGTAGATGATGGCCTCATCCTCGGACTCGGTCCACGAACCATCCGAGTGCTCCAGAGCAACGTTGTCGATGAGAGCCCCAGGGTTGGCCCCGGACAGGACCATGGAGACCTCGACGATGTTGCCGTGAATAACGTCAGCCCCTCGCTGATCGAGGCGGTTGGCGTAGATGGACAGGGCCTTGACGTCACCGTGCTTGACGAGCTCCTTGGCGTTATCCGCCGCGGGGGTGTCGTTCAGAGCGCAATAGGCGTAGACGCCCTCATCCCGGTTCTCGAGCAGGGCGTGTCCGAGAACGTTGTCGACGGCATTGTGCCCATGCTGCCACACGAGCGGCACGCGCTGGCCGTCATTCTCCTTGAACGCATTATGCTTGATAGTGCGCCCGTCGGAGCAGGTCAGGTCGTTCTTAGTGGCCCAGCCACTGAAGTCGAACTTCATCCTTCTCCTTTGAGTTGGCTCATCGGCGTGCTGAGCACCGACTGTACATCAGGACCGGAGTCCTCGGCACCCTCCTCGCCGTCCAGGGAGGTGTCGCCCATCTGCGGGTTGATGTTCGGGTTCTGGAGCTGATCCGCCTGCTCATTCGGAGACGGCGGAAGTCCGATCCTTGTTCGTGCCTCGTTGGGTGTGATGACCTGGTCCCTGAGCATGGTGTCCAGAGACGTGACGATCTGGCTCGGAGGGACGTTCTTGAACGGGTCCCGGATGTACTGGACGGCCTGCCCCTGGGTACGAGCAGTCTTTGTCAGGAAGGCCTTGCTCATGCCATCGGCCAGAGCTGAGAGCACGGGCTCCACGGCCCGATTCCAGTAGTGAGTCCAGACGATCTCCGTTGCAGTACCCTTGAAGACGTCCTCCGAGATCCCCAGTCGACTCATGAGCTCGGCGGTGAGGAACTTGATCTGGTCGAGCAGATTGTTCTCCGCCGGGCGGTTCAGCTGGGTGATCTTCTCAGAGCCGTCGGTGTAGGCGATACCATGTCCGCCCTTGCCGAGCTGGTCCTCGATGGACTGGATGCGGTTCTCCGCCCGTTGGCGCATGGCCTCGGTCTTGACGACGTAGGGGAGTTGGATGATGATGTCCAGCTTGCCGGTGTACGTCTTCTCGTCGGCCAGGTCCAGCATGGAGAGCTTGCGGCTCAGTCGCTTGAGGGTCGAGTTGGGCTTGTTCATCACCTCGTAGAGAGGATTCTCGATGATAGCCACCGTCCGCTTCGGCAGGATCACCCGCTCCTTGTTCGAGGTGGCCTGGTTGTAGACCTCCACCTCGACGTTCTCGGGGAACCACTGCGTGATCCGCCCGACACGGAGCTGCTTGATGTCGAAGCTGTTGTTCGTCCTCGGATCCAGATCGGACTCGACCGGGACGATGGCGATGACCCCTTCGTCGAACAGCGACAGCACGGCGTCCTGGATGAAGGCGCGTCCGTTCTGATCGATGTTCGGCTCGAGCATCAGGCAATCGTTGAGAGCCGAGCGCCGAATTCCGATGAAGGTTCCATTTTGAGCCGTGTCGACATGTCGGATCGGCGTGGCGGACACGTCGATTGCGATCATGTTGAACAGGGACGAGATGATCGACTTGTCGGCTGTCCAACCGAGTGCGAGCCTGTCAGCCCGTACCGTGTAGGAAGGGCCGAGGGTCGACCGGCTGATGTCCTTGCCAGTGAAGGCGTTGTAGGCGTGCTGTAGTCTGTCTCGCAGTCCTATGACCTCCACCTCCTAGTCGAACATGTCCTTGTTGAGTTTGTATGCGACCCAGGCGTCCATCAGGGCGGCGACAGAGTCGATCTTGTTCTCCCGTCGGGCCTTCAGGAGCTTGCGGTTCCCGTTGGTGTCCTCCAGGGTGATGGCGTTGCCCATGGTGAAGGTCATCATGGACTGATCGAACAGGAGCTTGCGGTCCTCCGCCATGTCCTTGATCTCGCCGAGTGGAACGGACTCCGTCCGGGATCCCTGAATCACCTTCTCGATCCCGAACGGGCCGTTCTCGTTCTCCCAGCGAGTGACGAACTCCTTGGCGTTGTACGGGTCGAACCCAAGGCAACGCACGTCGTACTCGCAGGAGGCGACGAACGCCTCGAGGTCTTCGTAGACGTTCATCATGTCAAGAACCGTACCTTCGAGCACCATGAGCGAGCCCTCCTGGAGGAACTCCTCATACTTCTGACGAGTGGCCCCAGGAAGGCGCAGCATGGTGCGCTCAGATATGTAGCAGCGCGTCTTGACTCCAAACCTGCCCCGGCTGAGGGGGAACAAGAATGTGAACGCGGTGAAGTCGTCGCCCTGCGAGAGGTCGACGCCAATGGCGCACGGCATACCCCAGAAGTCCTGACGATTGTGCGGCAGGGTCTCCTCGTAGGTGAAGAAGTATGTGTACCCCTCCATGGGAATTCCGAACCTCTTGGCCAGAATATCGTTCCTGGCCGCAGGCACATGCTCCGCCCTCTCAACATCTCGCTGGTAGGTCTCGTAGGAGACGGTGGCACCGAGATTCGGTTGTGCCTTCAGCCACGTCGACGGATCCGCTACCTCCTTGAGGTCGTCGAGTCGGTAGTAGAAGATAGATGTGTGCGGATCGGAATACTCGCCCCTCAGGATGTTGAGGAGTTCCATCTTCATGTTGTCGCCCGCCGAGTTCCTGACGGTACCCTCCGAGGACACGGCCAGGATGAGCCAGTCGTCGACCTTGGAAGCCCCCTGCTCGATGGCACCAACGACATCCTCTCGAATATCGCCGGACAACCACTCGTCCACCGTGTTCATCTTGGTCCTAAGACCCTGAAGCTTGTCGATGGACATCGGGCGAACCTCGAGCAGACTGTTCGTCATGAAGTTCTCGATCCCCTTCTTGGTGGGGACGAGCTTCTGGCGAAGTGCCCGATTACCGGTCGTGTTCTGAAGAGATCCCTGCGTCATGAAATCGAACAGGGGGCCCTTGGCTCTGGTGATGGCGGTGCGGAAAGGCTGCATGACCTCCTCTGCCTGCTTCATGGTCGGCGCAGTCGTAACCTGGTGGGTGGTCGACGTGTCGATCGTCAGGAAATAGGCTTGCAGGAGCGTCTCATACAGGGACTTCGCCCCGCCTCGGGCGACGATAATGTACTGCTTGTTGATGAGGCGTTGCTTCACCCGGCGCTTCTCGAAATGGCCGCCGGCATTCGTCTTGTTGGGGACGTAGACCGATCGCTCGGTGAAGAACCACCAGCCGAAGATCTCTTCGGCCCAGAGTTTGAAGCTGGGGAGCAATCGAAGATCGGATCCGTCAGTGAGGGTCATCTCCGCTTCCGCGAAGCGGATGAATCCCTCCACAGCGTCGCTATCGTAATAAAAACCGGGATTGCGAATCCGATCATCGATCCTGTTCATCTCCATCTCGATCTCCTTGCAGACCGGGATTCGACCTGAAAGGACATCGTCTCGGAACTCTGCGTAATATCGCGGGGTAGCGGTATTCGACAGCATGGTCAGCGGCGCTTCTGAGCCCGCCTGCGCTTACCGGTGGACTCGAGTTTCTTCCCAGCCGCCTTAGCCGCAGCGCGTCCCGCAACAACTCCGGTAGCGTGAGCGCCTACGCCCACCGCACCGATCTTCGCAAGGTTCTTAGCGAGAGTCTTGTTCCCTCCGCCAACAACCTTGGTTCCGGAAACGGCGAGCTTACGCCGACCGGCTCCTCCCGAGCGAACCGCAGTGGAAAGAGCCTTGCTCGGGGCTTTCTTGCCGAACTTGGACTTCGCTGCGCGCGCAGCGGATCCGGCCGCCGACTTCACACCACTTGCGCCACCTTTAGTGGCATTGCGCACCGTGTTGCCGGCCTTCCAGGCCTGGTTCTTGGTCTTGTATCCAGCGCTACGAGCGGCAGTCGCCGCCTTGAACTTGGCGGCATTCGCTCCGAGACGAGTAGCCTCGGCGTACTTGCCAGCCTTAGTAGTCTTCAGCTTCTCGGCAGCGCCCTTAAGGTTCGCCGACTGCGCCTTGGCGAAGCGCTTGGACTGAGCCGTCTTCACCCGGGCCTGAGCACCGAGGTTGCGGCCTTTGCCCTGAGCGAACTTCTTAGCAGCGGCTCCTTGTTTCTTGGCCAGGCCAGCGAGCTTCTTTCCGTTGCCAGACTTCTTGAGATAGATGCCCGCGCCAACGCCTGAGGCGAAACCAAGTGCCCCAGCAATAGCGCGCTTCTGGTTACGCGAAAGTCCCTTGCGCTTCTTGGACGGACCGGCACCTCCGGAGGGAAGCTGCTTGCGAACGCCCCAGCGCATGCCCTTGACGCCGTGGTGAGCGAGGACCTCGTCCTCGTCGATGAAGAAAATATTCTCAGGCATTCCTGTCTCCGAGTGCTTGAATCGCTTGGCGCCCTTGATAGCCGCAGACCCTCCTCTGCTGGCTGCCGACTTGAAGCTCTTCTGAAGCGCATTCTGCAAAGTGTTGAAGGCAGCCTCTTCGGCGGCTTTCCCCACTCGTTTGCGGTACTTCTCGAGCTTGGTCTGGGTCAGCTGCTTGTATTCCTTCTCCAGTCGAAGTCGGTTGTTAGCCTTCTTCAGCTGATCGTCGGACATACCATCTATTTTGGCCTGCTTCTTGGATGTCCACCTCTTCGCATCCTTGATGCGCTTCTTGCGGACACCCCACTTCATGCCTTTAACTCCGAAGTGCATAAGCTCTGAGTGACCCATACGCTTATTGTGCCCCTTCTTGTAGAACTTACGGGCGGCCTCGGCGAGTGTGGCGTCCGTGGAGTACGTCTTACCCAGCTTCCCGCGGTCGAGTTCGCCGTAGTACTTCTCGCGGCGCTCAGTAGCAGTCAGCTGACGGTTGCGCTGGTTGGCTTGGCGCCACTTCTTGACCTTCTCGGCGTGTTCCTTGCGTATCTTGAGGTACGTCTCGATCTTGCCGATGTCGTTATCGCCGTACTTCGCCTTGAGCTTGGCCTCGTACTTGGCACGGCGCTCGGCATTCCGCTCTTCACGGCTCTTCCGAGTGCCCCTGCGCATCCCCTTGACCCCGTAGTGCATGAGTTGGTCGCTCATGGGGTCTCCTTCTGGATATTGATGCGCCAGGCGTACTCCTGAAGCTGCTTCTCGATCGCCGTCACGACGAACGAGTTGGCGGGAGGATCGAAGACGAGTCTGACTTGCAGGTACAGATACGTCTTGACGGCCTCGAGATTCTTCGTGGTGCCCGCCAGGTACTGATCCCAGGTCTCCGTCTTACCAGTGATCTTGAAAGAGGGCAGACCCAGCTGCTCCGCGAACATGATCGCCGTGTTGGTGTGGAGGATGATCTCCTGATCGAATGCTGTGTAGTCCTCAGTGATGCCGAGGGCCTTCTTGATGTCATTGAGTATCGAGTCAGCCACGGTCACCTCCAGGGTATCGTGTCATTCGGCGTTCTCTCGACAGGAGGCTTGGGTAACAGGCTCGCATCGCCGAAGTGAATCGCGTTGTGTGTGTCGTGTCGCACGCAGATCAGGTACTCGGGGTCGAGGATGTCGGGATTGAACTCTCCCTCGAGGTCCTCAGGCCGAATCGGGTTCATGTGATGAACGAGAATCTTGTCGTAGATGTCGTAACCTGGGACCCCGAGGTCGCATGCGTCGTCTCGCAGGATGACCTTCTGCCTTGCCTGGCGCCACTCGGTGGAGTGGTAGAAGGTCTGGTTCAGATACCGTTCGAAACCGAAGGTCTGATCCCCCGGATCCTGATTGAGACGTAGGTAGTCGTACCGATCCTCGAAGGATTCGATGCGCGAGAGTTCACTATAGGTCCGAATCCGACTCAAGACCCACACCTCCTCCGGCGTAGGACTTGAACGCTTCGAGAACCTCCTTGTAGGCCTCCTCGCCTCGAGCTGAGGCCGCCAGAGCATCGGCTTTGGCCTTGAGCATGTCATTCTCGGCCCTGATTCGCTCCTGCTCCAACCTCTCGCGGCTCGTGGCGAGCTTGAGATAGTGCGTGATGATGGAAGGAGGAGCCGTGCCGTCCAGTAGCATCTCCTCGGCTCGCTGGACTGCGAGCGCCATGAGTCGATTCTCCTGCTGCTCCGGAGTGGCGGCCCGTCCTCTGGGTGACTTCTTGGCCCTTGCCACGGAGTTCTCTCCTGTTCCGGGTTCCTTTACTGGATATGAACCGGGGTTTCAGGTAGGACAGGACGACTTGCGTACCCCTCGTTGGGTAGAAAGGAACGAACGCAAGAAGACCCCAACGACACATGTCGCCCTGCCTTATCCGAAACCCCGGTTCATATTGCCCAAAAGCACCTCCGGGGAAAACGCCGGCCCGCACCTGGCGTTTTCCCCGGAGGTGCTTTTGGGC